CTGTGTGAGAATATCCAGCAGTAACTTGACAAAAGGTTTTCTTACCTCCTAAAATACTTACAGGGGTACGTCTTGAAGTAACCGAGTTGTCACCAAGTTGACCATAATTATTATATCCCCAACTCCAAACTTGTCCCCGTAAATCTACTCCTACTGTGTGAGAATATCCAGCAGTAACTTGACAAAAGGTTTTCTTACCTCCTAAAATACTTACAGGGGTACGTCTTGAAGTAACCGAGTTGTCACCAAGTTGACCACGATTATTATATCCCCAACTCCAAACTTGTCCTCTTAAATCTACTCCTACTGTGTGAGAATATCCAGTAGTAACTTGGCAAAAGGTTTTTTTACCTCCTAAAATACTTACTGGGGTATTTCTTTGAGTAACTGAGTTGTCACCAAGTTGACCATAATTATTGCGTCCCCAACTCCAAACTTGTCCCCGTAAATCTACTCCTACTGTGTGAGAATATCCAGCAGTAACTTGACAAAAAGTTTTTTTACCTCCTAAAATACTTACAGGGGTAAGTCTTGAAGTAATTGAGTTATCACCAAGTTGACCATAATTATTAAGTCCCCAACTCCAAACTTGTCCCCGTAAATCTACTCCTACTGTGTGGTATTGTCCAGCAGTAACTTGACAAAAGGTTTTCTTACCTCCTAAAATACTTACAGGGGTATTTCTTTGAGTAATTGAGTTGTCACCAAGTTGACCATAAGTATTTTGCCCCCAGCTCCATGTTGAATATTTACCAATATAAAATATATAACTTTCTCCTGCTATTATACTTCCAACATAATAATCAATATAGATAAATATTCTTTTCATTAAATTTATAATGGTTTATTTTCCACTGTTATAGTACCAGACAAATTATCAATTAAATATTGATGTTCTGGAAGAATTTCATTGCAATAACAATAAAGAGTATCGTTTTCTTTATAAATTGGTAAATTGTTCATCCTGAACCAAACTTCAAATGCTGAATATTCCAATAGTAATTGTATTGGTGCGATTATTCGTTTAGAAAAAGATGGATAATGCCAATTATCACTCGAAAAGTCATATAAATTTACATTATCTGCTTGATTAAAAAACTTCCAAGTTAATACATCGTTAGATTTATATACAAAAATATACTTTTCCTTTATTTCTTCTCCAACAATTATAGAAACTTTTACTTGGGCCGTTTCTAAAATTTCGTTAATTCCAACAATAGAACCTTCTAATAAGGTACTTTGATTTTTTAAATCAATGATATATTGATTTACTGCATTTTCAAATACTCTACTCATGATATTAATTTTTTTTATTATATATAAATTATTTTATAGTCATAATTATATCGTCAATTTTATTTTTTTTGTCTGTTAAATTAAAAATATTATATTTATAGTCTGGAGTAACCTGATCAATTAATATTCTTATATTTTCAACTATTATATCTTCAATAATCATAATTCCGCCTTGATTTAATAGTGGTAAATATTTTTTTATAAACATTACTTGACTAATTAATGTGTGTGGACCATCATCTATGATAATGTCAAATCCTTCGGCGCATATTTTTTTTAAATGATTAACAAACCAAGTTGAATAAGCGTTAAATTTTAAAAACATATATCTATTAGGATCTAAATTTTGTTTATTAATATTATCTTCAATATCAACTAGATATAAATATGATAATGGTAAATATTTTTGCCAAATTAAAGCGGAACCTCCATATAAAATTCCTATTTCTAATAAATTAACTTTTTTATCTAAATATGGTTCTAATATTTTTTCATATATTTCAACGTAACTATGTTCATTATATTTATCTGTCCCATTTTTGTCAAATCCATTAATATTATAAAAATCTATAATTTCATTTATTGTCATATATTATTTGTTTACATTTTCTTATAAATTGATAACTATATATTTTTTCATAACTATTAAATTCAAAATATCTTATTTCAAATTGATGATATAACCAATTATCATATATTGTACCATTTCCAAATCTTTTATTTCCACACTTCCATTTTTTATTAAGAGATGATAATATATTAAACATTTTAACATTAACATTATAATCTTTAGATAACCATGTAAATTCTCCACCACAATCATAATTATCTGTTAATTTAAATGATGGTTTGTTCATTTTCTCAAATACTTGTTTAGTTATTGCAAAACAAGATGGTGCAGCATAAATAAAATTTGGATTTCTGGTTTGATTAGATTGTTCAACACCTATAAACGAATTATTATCTGATATTTGGTTTACAATATATTCGTATAGTCCATGTTTTAAAGGAATACAATCTATATCAAAAAATATAATAATATCAAAATCAGTAGAATTAATTTTATAATCAAGCCATTGGTAATGGTAATCAAAATCAGTTAATTCCTGAGTTAATTCCATATTAAGTGTCTCAAAAACTTTTTTTTGATATTCAACCACATTTTGTGGTATATTTTTCATGTAACAACTATAAGCATCAATTTTTCTATTCTCAATAATAGTTGTCATCTTTTATAACATCTATTTTTTTTCTTAGTGCTACAATTCCTTGTCCTTTTTCAGATTGCTCAATGATATCGTAATATTTTAATGTTTTTTGATAATCTGGTCTATTAAAATCATGTATAAAAACTATTATATTTTCATCTATAACATTCCAAATAGATTTAGCACAATATTTTCTTGCTCTACCATCTATTAAAACTTTTGTAAATTTAAATTTTTTCTTTTTAGCAAATTCAATATAATCTTTAAATTGTTCGTAACGGCAAGGTATTGGTTCTGGTAAATTATATTTTACATAATGTAAATTTATATTTTTAATATCATATGCTTTTATAGTATCATTTATCTTATTTATCCAATCTATATCATGTTCTATAGAAATTACTTTTTTAACAATACCAGAAAAATATATTGTACTTTGTCCTGCACCAAATTCTAATAATGTATCATCTGAATTTAAATATTTTTCTATAAATTCATATTCATGTTCGTGCATAAGTGGTATAAAAGAATCGTATTTATTTTTCATAGATTTATAATTGTTATTATTTTTTCATTTTTTTTATTTACATATAATTTTTGTTCATCTATTTTTATTTCAAGTTTATCAGGAATTATATTCCATTCTTTTAATTTTTCAATAAAAAATAATTCATTTTTTTTAATATAAGTTTTTCCAAATTTTCTATTACCAGAGTTATGATTATAATAAATATGATATATTTTTGCTTTTGGTATAATTAATAAATCATATCCTTGCTTAAATATTGAATATGTAATTATTGTATCTTCTCTTTGACCATATGGTGATAATTCTAAAGGATAATTTTCTACCAATTTTCTATTAAAAAAATAATTAGAATATATATGCTCAACTTTTTTTAATTCATCAGATTGATCATGAATCATTTGTATATTAAACTCAAAATAAATATTTTCTATTCTATTATAAAAACCATCAACTTCCTTTGGATATCTATCTGGATTATTTTTAATAAAACCATAAGAGTAATCATCAACTATAATTCCACTAATCGCACCAATACTATCAGATATATAATTTGAAAATAATTCTAAAACATTGTAATTCAATATATTATCATCATCCATTTTTAATACCCAATCATCATCAATATGATTTAGTCCTATTTGTAGGGCATTTGTCATTCCTATAGAATTTCCATGATAATAATCAAATTGAATATTTTTTAATTTAAATAATGATAAAATATTTTTTAATATTTGATAGTTGTAAAAATTCTTATTTTTGCTATCATCAACTAAAACAACTCTATTTGGAATTAAACTTTGATTGATGATGGACATTAAGCATAATGGTAAAGTTGTATCGTATCTATCACAAGTTGTTAATAATATCGTGGTTTTAATCTTTGTTGTCATAAATATCAAAAACTTCTCTAACTACTTCGTCTGGATCTGGTAAATAATCCAATAATGTTTTACCTTCTGGTATTAAATCAATTGTATCACTTTTAAATACAGTGTGTCTAACTTCTAAATCATCTATAAGTAATTTTTTATATAATGCTTTAGTTTTATGATATTGTGTACCGTTTCTAAATGGTAATATATGATCTGGATGTTTACAAGTTGGCATAGTTACAATCCAATTATCAAATGCTCCAGCAATATGTAAAGGTGATGAATCGTTTGTAACTAACGCTTTCGATAATGATATTAACGCCATAAGTTCACCTAATGAAGTTATATCTCTAAAATCATAGCCATTTTGTGGACAAGTTACAGGTAAGTAACCTTGTTTATCATCAATCGTTTTTCCAATAAGGCACACAAATAACTTTTCTGATAATTTATCAATAACTTCTTGCCACCATTCTATTGGAAAAGTTTTAGATGGCCACCATTTTCCTGGATGAATAAGTACCATTTTTTTATCTGTAGGTTTATCTTTTAACATTTCAATTATTGTAGAAACATCATCAACTTCTAACTTAAGTTTAATTTTCTTATCATTATTAGGAATTGTTCTTTTAATCATTGAAATTGAAGAAAAATCAGTAGGATGAAATAAAACGTGTGATAAATTGTGATCAGATTTATCTTCATCTGGACAAGAATGCATTATTAAAACTGAGTCTTGTAATCCTTTCCAATCATCAAAATCAAAAACTGGAACATCTAAATGACTAAATAACCTTGGGAAATGTGTTACTACAAATATATTAGATTCTGGATATATTTTTTGTGTATATCTGACGACTGGTTCGGTGCATAATTGATCACCCATTCCTGCAGTAACTGAAATTACTATATTTTGTTCATAATGATAATTTGGAGAATCTTTTTTCCATTGTTCAATATCACTCAATAAAACTCCAAATATTTGATTTCTTGGTGCTCCAGCATAATGTACTATATAAGAATCTAATCTAGATATACCTAAAAATTTATCAACCAAATCCATTCTATTGAATTTAAAATCTAAATCAAACATTTCAACTTTATCGTTAAGAATTCTTAAATTTATATATGGCTGATCTGTTTCAACAAAATCTATTCCTTTTGGTAATTTAAAAATTGATTTATGCATTCTTGATATTATCATGACTCCAGAATTGTAGAATTTTCCATTCCATTTTTGTTTTAAAGGCTCACCATAATAAGTTGATGCTTGTTCTAAATATTCAAATCTTGGCGCATATCTACCCTCATTAAACATACCTAATTTTGTATTAGGTACAATATCAAATAAATTTGGTGTGTCTTCTCGAATTATTAAATCTATATCTAGATACAGTATTCTTTTGTATTTATTTAATAATTCGTGAATATAAAATTTATTCCATTTTTGTGTTATATACTCTTTATTTAATTCTGTAATATTTAAAAAATCTGCTCCTATTTTATCAGCATATTTTATAATAGATGGTAATGTCATCTTACTTAAATCATTATAATAATCTCCAATAGAAATTGTTAATACTAAATTTTCTTTTTTCATAAAAAACTTTTTTTAATTATTAGAAAATAAATTAAAAAAAGTTTAATTTATATTATGTTAAAGATTATAAACCCTTACAGGAGTATAAGGAGCATAGCATCCAAGTTGACCATAATTATTATATCCCCAACTCCAAACTTGTCCCTGATAATCTATTCCTACTGTGTGATAATCTCCAGCAGTAACTTGACAAAAGGTTTTTTTACCTCCTAAAATACTTACAGGGGTAAGTC